CTACTCATTGTTCCTCTACCTACACCCATTTCCCCCTCATACTCAAATAATTTCTTACAACTTATACAGCCTCTAGTTATCATTTCTTTTTAGTTCCTATACAATTCCAGCCTAAATTACAATTAGTGCATAATAAAACAATATCTAAGAAATATACATCAGGGTATCCCTCATCTTCTCTTTCAGAAGATTCTGATTTTTCAGTTGATGAACCGCATGAAGGACAATAATTCATAATTCAATCTGACATTCTTTGCACTTTAAATTTCCAAAATGATTATCTGCATTACATTTTGGGCAGGTTAGTCGTTTAGTCATATTATGATAAGTTTAAATATCTGCCTACATATTAATGTTTATGGCTTTAAAAGATCCACATGAAGATCAATGGAGAAAACTGTTTGAATTATATACCCAAAAATCTACTTCAAAAGGGGATATATATGATAGACGAGCAGAATCGTGTAGGGCATTATTAGACAGATATTGCTAAATTTAAATACACCGATACACTTATAAAGATACCATGATTTCAAATGACGAATTTCACCGTTCAATAACTGAACAAATTAACAATATATTTAGAGTTATGAATAAACTTCATACTGAAACTTCAGAAGAAATAGAAGAATTAAAGAAAGAAGTCAATGATTTGAAATCCTCATACAATAGTCATGTGGCAGTTTCAGATGCAATAAAGGACATAAAGACCAAAGCCAAAATGTCACAAAAGCAAAAAATTGCTATAGTCTTCGGTGTAGTTCCAATAATTTTAACAATATATACATTATTTATGAATCGTTAATAACCCAATCATTTAAAACCCAAAACACCTGTTCAACAAACCATTCTTCCTGTTCAAAATTTGATATTGTACTCAATCCACACATTGATAGTGCTTGATGAAGACTTTCTTCAACAGAGGTATTAATCAAATCATCTTCACTAATATGATGATGTAATGTTACCCATGTTTGTCTAGATTCTTCATAGCATACTCCCTTTTCGTCAGAATCTTCCCGATTTATGAATCTGAAATTCTGCGGCTTCCATTTTTTCATAAAAAATAAAGGATTTACAATAATTTAAAGATTGTAGATCACGACTATGATCATGATCATACTATACTTATATAATATGAGCCTAAAAACTATGATCATATACTCATATAAAGTATGATCATATAGTCATATTTTAAAAAATTTAAAATATTTAGCTCATTAAATTAATTTTTTAAGCGATTCGTCTAATATAAGTCTTATGTAGATACTTTTCTCTTTTTGTGATAAAATATGATCATGATCATGATCATAGGAGTCTTTATAACAAAGTCTATCTTAATATTTTCATGGTAATAATCAACCCGCATATTAAAAAACAGTTAAAAGATTTAAAAAAAATACCTTACAACTCAATCAAAAGTGCATCAGCAGTAATTGTAGATATGCCAATAGGTCAGATGAAATCACATGACTTGGCTAGAGCATTATATGTAACAACAAATGCGTTTACTGAACTTACACACAAACAACAGGTTATAGTTAAAGTGATTAAACAATCTCAAGAAGATATTAAGGATATTATTGAAAATGAGTCATTAACAAAAGAAGAATTAATTTCTGAGATTAGGAAGATTGTTCTCGATCCGGCTGATGAAACACATTCTTCAGAGGTCGATTCTTCTCAGGAAAAGGAATAGCAACACCTTTCCTTGCAATATAATAAGTTCCTTTCATATTTCGTTTTCCATGATATGCACCAATGGCATAATTATAATCACAATCAAATTGTTCAACTATTACTCCATCAGAAATTGTATATACAGTAGCAGTTGCCATAGAGTTAAATAGGGTTTGTGATATTAAAGAATTGTGGACATTACAAAATTAAAAGGAATAGGAGAAGGTACAGCAAAAAAATTTGAAAAGCATGGTATTACTACAGTAGAACAATTATTTGTTATTCCCCCACCCAAAGTTGCAGAAATGTTAGGTATAGATAATACTTCTGCTATGGAATTATTTAAGAAAGCAAGAGATAAGTATGACGATTCACCCGTATTTCAATCAGGTCTAGATGCTAAAAAAGAAGATGATGTTTTGGAAAAAATTTCAACTGGCACAAAAGCATTGGACAAATTATTTACAGGTGGAATAGAGTGTGGTGCTACAACTGAAATCTATGGAGAGTTTGGTTGTGGCAAAACACAATTCTGTCACACTATGGCAGTAAGAGTTCAGTTACCAAAAGACAAAGGCGGACTTGATGGAAAATGTGTTTGGATAGATTCAGAGGGAACATTTGAGCCAACAAGAATAGAAACTATTGCAGAGTCTTTAGAATTAGATGCTACTGAAACACTTGAAAATATAATAAGAGCAAAAGCATATAATTCAGCAGATCAATATTTAATTTTACAAGAACTTGAGAAACTATTAGTTGAAGATAAAGATATAAAATTAATTGTAATTGATAGTGCAACAGGTTTGTTTAGACAGGACTTTAGTGGCAGAGGTATGCTATCTGAAAGACAAAAGTATATGGATGAGTTTTTGACTATGGCTTCCAACATGGCTAACTTTCATAATATAGCAATTATATGGACTAATCAAGTAATGATTAATCCCGGAGTTTTCTATGGAGATCCTGTAACAGCAATCGGGGGAACAGTTCTTGCACACAAGTCTACATACAGGGTATATTTCAAAAAGTCAGGTGCATACAGAATGGGTAAAATGGTAGATAGTCCTAAACATGGTCAAATTGAAGTAATGTTTGGTCTAAGTGAAGCAGGTGTAGTTGATCAGGAAGTTGCAGAGGAATTAGAAAAGAAACGTAAGGCAGATAAGGCAAAAGCAAAGAAAGCAGAAAAAGAATCAGAAAAAGAAGCAACTGTTATATAAGGTATGCTAAAGATTATATACAATGAAATGTGAAGTTTGTAAAAAAGGTGACCTAATACATACTGATTATGTCTACGAAGGCAAAGATTTGTTAGTGTGTAGTAACGAAGATTGTCAGGAAGAATATGTTTAAAATCTTTAAATAGTTTGACACACTTTGGTACAATATGGGCTTTTTTGGCAGAATTAGGGATAATATAGATCCAAGAAACTACCGTGTGGTAGAAAAAGACGACTATAATCGTGTTACACAAGACCATTATGACATGAGAAAAGCCATAAATGATGAGTATTTACACTCAAATTCTAGATCTAGTACACCATATCCATTTCTAGATACACCTGATGGAAGTAAAATTCCAATGTGGCGTATGGCTCCAAATAGAATGTATGAATTAGCAGATTATGTAGGCGATTTAAGAGCAGTTATTGAAACTATACAGAGAGAAATGTTTAGAAACGGTTTACAAGTATTACCAAGATTTGAACACAAATGTCTTGTTTGTTTAAAAGAATATGAACAAAAACCATTAAAAGACTATGTTCCAATTAATGAATTATCCAATAAAGGTAAAAAAGAGAAGTTACAATGTAGTGCTTGTGGTAATGATAATCCTCGTAAATGGTCAAAACCAGATCCAAAAAATAGACAGGTATTACAAACACTTTTAGATAAACGAGTAAATAACAACCAGCAATCTCTTAAAATTGTTGCAAGACAGGCAGAAAGAGATTTAGATATTATAGATGGTTGTTATATCTTAGTGTCAAGACAATGGGCTATAAAGACATTACAAACACCTGATCCAGAAACAGGTGCAACAAAAGAAGCAATTACTAGTATAAATGAAAGTAAGATAGATGAAATTATCAGAATACACCCTATTCAATGCAGTATAATTGCAAGTGATGAAGCAACTTTGGGAGTCGGTGCAGATGGTAAACCACGATATATATGCCCACAATATGATCATAGAGATAAAATATTAGAAACACCTGTTTGTCCTAAATGTGGTTGTAAATGCTTTAATGCTTTCTTAGAAACCAATAGTGTTCCTTACGGTATTCCACTTAGTAGTCCTAAAAAGATGTATTATACACAAAAGGAAATAGTTTGGATTCCGGGAAAATATTATCCAGATGTATTATATGGAAACTCTCCAATTCAATCAGTATGGAAAAAAGTTCTATCACTTATGTTCCAAGATGAATATATGTGGAAATACTTTGACAAAGATAGACCACCAAAATCATTACTTGTAATGGGAAGTAGAAATGCTGAATCAGTACAATCATTCATGGAAAAACAACGTCAAGGTGCAAGACAAGATCCATATATGCCAAGACCAATTCTTCTTAATACGGAAAACGTAGGTCAATCACTTGAATATATTGACCTTACACCAAACTTTAAAGAGTTAGAATTAAGCGATCTTAGAAAAGAATTAAGACAGATTATCTCAACTGTATATGGTGTTCAACCTTTGTTCTATGGTGAACAGGCTAAAGCAGGTTTAGGAAACGAAGCACTTCAAGTAACACTTACAAACAGAACTATCAAATGGTTCCAAAGATTCTTGAATGAAAATTTCTTTAATGAGATTACTGATATAATGGAAATATATGATTGGAAGATTGAATTAGTAACAAGTGAAGAAATTGATGAACTAAGAGAAGAACAAGTTAGAGGACAGAAGATTGACAACACCGTTAAATTATATGGAATGGGCTTTGATGTAGCATTTGACGGTGAGAACAATATTGTAATATCTCAATTCCCAAATCCTGAAAAACAACAAGCCATGATGGGTGGCGGAGTAGGTCAAAATGAGGGAGAAGGAAATAATGATAAAACTAAATCATCTGCACCAAAAGCAGAAGGAGAAGCACAGAAATTTGACGGAGAGCCAAAGATTGCAAGACCAAGTGATGAAGGTGGAACGGGTGATGGAAGCCCTGCAAGTGGAACGGGAACAACATTAAGTAACAAAGGTATGACTAAAAAACAATGGGATAAGTTTCTAAAAACTTTAGAAGAATGAACGAAGATAGTGAATTAGCAAAAAATGTTATATCGTATATGTCTAATATGCCTCATTTAACCGCTTATGATATTGTAAAACATTTTGAATCTCTTGGTGTATCGCCTGAGAAAGTCTTATATATATTAAGAGAATTGAATAATTAAAATGGGAGATTCAGATAAACGATTTGGGTGGGTAAAAGATGGCTTAGATGCTAAAGACAGAATACAAAAAAATGATTTAAAAGAACGTGCAGGTAAAGAAAATCAACATACAAAAAATCTAAGAGAAAGAGTTCAAGAAGATGAACATACTAAAATTAATAATTATAGTGAGGGATATTGTTATGGTTGTAGTAAAGTAGACAAAGTTATATCAACTCTGATATATATGTGCGGGGAATGTATGGAAAAACGTGGAACAGAGGGATTAATGTGTTTGCTTACAAAGAAACATAATTATGAATTATGTGACATACACGCAGGATGGGAACTTGATGATGTATGGCAGATCAACTGTTCAATGTGTGACTCTTGTATGAGAAGATTACATAAAGTACATCAAGCTTATCGTAAAAAAGGGGGTAGAAAAAATGCACCTGATGAGATTATGAAAAGAAAATACTATGCAAGAAATCCCGGAGAAGAAATTGGTAATGGAATAACTAGAGATCAAACTAGAGATCAATCATTCAGATTGGGCTAATTCTTTTTCTTTTTGCTCTATTTGTAACTCTAATTCTGCAATTTTGCTTAATTGTTCAGCAGTTGATGGCTCATCATATCCGTCTTCCCAATGAAATTTAATCTTTTGTGTGTTATAATCTATGATTAAATGCATTGTATTATTACCAAAATCATAATACCATTCACCCATTAATGACATTCTTTTTGCAGGTAATTCTGTTCCATAATATATGCATTTTTTAGCAAATACAGGTTTACTCCACGGTAATATTGACTTTCTTACCTCAACTCTTTTATCTTTAGGGTTGTAAAAGAAGTTAGTTCTTGTTACATGAGTTGGTTCTTTTTTAAATCTAGTAGTGTTTGTAGTGCCTACTCCCGGATGTATATGCACATATCGCTTCTGTAAATTAACATTATCTTGCATATATTGCATATCAGTATAGAACCAAAATGAACGATTTTCGGGTATATCTATTGATTTTACCTCTAATCTACTATTAATTGAGCCTGAAAATGGATTTCTTTTATTAAATGTATAGACATTATCATAAACATAAAAGTCCATTATTTATATACAACAACACCTTTATATAATCGTTTCTTTGCCCTTTTAATATGACAGCGTTAGCAAAACAAGATGTTGCAATATTAGTAGTTGCACTATCCCTATTATCAGCAATCGTATTTGTTGGGTGGGGAGCAGTAAAAGGACTAGTATATGATACATCAGTTCAAATGTCAGCCGACCAATATGGAACAATCTTTACCTTTGTATTTGGTATTTTGATTGGTTCAGCATTAACATATTTGGGTATTCGAGCAGGACAAAACGGTTCTACGACCACACCACAAGCGTAGACCAACCCAATTTTTATATACTATAACACTTTTTTTATATACATGACAGAATATGTAGAATTTCCTGATTTCATTACAAAGGGAATTACAGTTGATACAGCAGATGAACGTAGAATATTCAAAGGTCATATAACTGCTGAAATCATAGATAGACAACAAGAGTTCATTTTTGTCAAAGAAGTTATGAAAATTATGGAAGCATTTATGGAAGTAAATCCAGTTATATCAGATTATCACAGTAATAGAATGGTAGGTAAGGTATTAAGTTATGAACAATCAGAATACAAAGGTGTAGCAACTGTATTAATTACAGGCGAAGTGTATAAAAAAGACGGTATTACATTATATGACAAAGTTTGGGATAAGGTTGTAAAAGGAGAATATTCAGGACTATCTATGGGCGGTGCAAGTAAAGAAAGAGAACCAATTCAAAAAGATGGCAAAATGGCACTAGAATTAAGAAAATTAGAGTTATATGAAATCGCATTATGTGATACACCAGCAAACCCATTTGCAGTAGTAGAATCTGTAAACAAATTTGCTAAAGCAAATGGAATAGAAAAAATGGTAAAAGAATTTAATGGCAGAGAACAGATAAGATGTACTAGTTTAGGTTGTAAATTTGAGAAATTTGACGTAGATCAGTTTATGGATAAATCAGATGGATCAAATATTAACACAGATGTTGATATTGATAATCATCAGTATAGTTGTGATGATGATTCAAATATATGTAAATCATGTGGTAAATCTAAAGAAGAACATGGAATAGAACAATTTGACAAACCAAAAGAAGTGGAAAAATTAAACAACCAAAGTTTAGTTAATAGAGCTGCTGAAACAAGAGCAGATAATGTAGGGGAAGCCACAGGAAGTCCAAAAGAAACAAATGATTTAATTAACAGTATTCCAAAAATACCTGCTCATGTTAAAAAAGACCATATACCAAGCACACCTGAAAGTGTAGAAGAAGAAGCAAGAGAGAAAAACAAGAAAATAGAAAAAGATCAACCAATAGGTGATATAAACGCTAAAGGAGAGTTCCCAATGCAACCAAGACAAAAACCAAATACAATGACAGATTCAAACGACAATGTAAATAAATTTGAATCTCCAAGTTCATTAGCAGGTGCTAAAAAACAATCAAAAGTAGAAGGCAATATGGTTCATGAAGTAAGTGAAAGACGAGTAAAAGACGTTACTAAAATAGACACACCTGTTGAATTAATATTGAAATTTGGGGTAAAAAATGTAAAAGAAGCATTAGAAGAAGCAGAAACTATAGAATATTTAAAATCATTACATAAAAAATATCAAAAATAGGTTTATAATTCCTTTCAATTTTAACAATTATATTTATATACTATGAAAAATTTGTAATAATTACAACATGACTACAGAAGAACAAACCACAGAAACACAAGTTTCTGAAGTTCAAAAAGCAGATGAAGACACTTCTGTCACATCTATTCTTGCACAATTAGTCAAAGCACAAGAATCAAGAATCGATTCCTTTGAGAAAAGATTCGATGGTCTTGAAACATTGATTAAAGAACACAACAAGAATCCTGTTGATCAAGGTGTAGAGGATGATACTCAAGCTCCGGCTGTATCAAGTCCTAACGATGTCGGTGATCCTGACAAATTAGGAAATACCTATGCACCATCTCCAAAAGATCAAGCTTCTATTGTCCAGCCACAAAAAGGCGAAGAACCAAAAAGCGATGCTCCTAGTTTAACTATGGGTAAAGCCGATGGTGAAGACAAAAAAGAAGAAGATAAAGAGGAAGTTGAGAAAACAGAAGATCACGATGAAGACAAAAAAGAAGATGTTAAAAAATCTGAAAGTTCTGAATACGAAATTGTAAAGACAGTTAGACCACTTTTGAAATCAAGAGGGGAAGAAGAAGCAACCATACCAACAGGATACCAAATCCTTAAAGCTATCTCTAGCGGCTGGAATGGAAAAACTTCAAGTGCAGAAGATGCATTAGTTATAGCATATAACAAACTAGAATCAGGAGAGTTCGGTAACGGACTTCCGGGGGGATACTAAAATGTCTACCTATCTAGGACTACGTTCTATTGATGAACTTGTCAATTATACCTATAACAGAACTCCTGACGAGATTTTAAAAGCAGGTTTCAGTACAACCGATCCCGGTGCAGGTGGCAACTATAACCCACTATTCGGTGCTATGGCATGGGCAAACTTCAATATGGAAGCAAACATATTCGCAGCTCTACCAAAGTACGTTTGGGATTTCTCTGGTTGGCGTATCTTCAAATCCAAAGCTCCAAATCTCGCAACTGTTGCAGGTGCAAGAGATGGATTAGGTGGAACTATTGAAGGTGGAGCCATCGCTGGTGCAATTAAACCAGCAGTTCAAGAGATTACTGTAAAACCAAAGACTCTACAATATGTATTCGAAGCCTCTGAGTTATTGGAACAATTAGTAGACAATTCTAGAGATGATAACTACGGTTCTCTTGCACAACAAAGAGTATATGCTAGTGATCAATTCAAAGAAAGAGTCAATCAAATGCTTACTGCAATTCCTACTGATGTAGTTGCAACCAACGCACTTGAAAGACTAAACCTTGAATCTTTAGATGTCATTGTTGCTTCACACGCTGAACAACAATTCGAAGCACACGCAAATCTTACCGACCTTTATAACCCTTGGAAGGGTGCTAACGGTGCAGGTGTAGATAGAAATGCAGCTGCCGCTACTTGGGATTCCACGGTAAAATCACCTTCAGGTACAATCGGTACAGCAGATGTCTTGACAGATGCAGTATTAAGAGATACACTTGCAGATATTAGAATTGCCGCTGGAAAAGAGCCAACTGTAATGATTGGTGGACAGGACACATACTCCGAAGTTCAATCAATCTACATGAACGCTTACCGTATCCAAAACACAGCCGACTTAAGAACAGAATTTAGTGTTGGTGTCAACGGTGTTGATACCTTTACTGGAACAGGTGCAGGATTACATATATCCACAATATATGGACTTCCATTCATTCCTTCAAAGGATACCACCCAATCAGCAGAGGGATCAGTAGATGACTTATTCATCTTAAACACTAGTGCAGATAAAAATGCTCCAAACAAACCATTGTTAGGTATGCAAATACTCAAACCAATCGTTTATTACGAAGCAGGAAAACGACAACAAGGTTATCCATTCATTAACGAAGCTTTCACAGATAGAGCTTTGTATAATATGCTTGGTGAAACAACTTGTAGAAACTTCAAAGCACAAGCCAAGATTAGAGATATTGCTTCAGGAATCTAGATAAAACAACAAACCTTTTTTTATTTTTTATTTAATTTCAAAAAATTTTCTATATGGAATAAGAATTATATATCAATATATAACAATATTTATATGTTAGTAAAATGAAAAAAAATCATTATGGCAGTAAATATTACAACAAACGCCAAATATCAGCATTTAAATGCAGATAGATCCCACACCATTAAACCGGGTGGAGTTGGTGTAGAAAAAGAGATGGTTTGTGATATTGCAATTACTGGATCAGGAAGCTTTGCAAGTGGTTTAGTTACTTGTGATTTTACACAAGTAGGCTTTAGACAAGTTTATTCATGTATTATTGAACAAACTAGTGACTTTGCATTGAATACTTATCAGTTCGTAGAGGCAACTGGATCAGATGCCGCTACTGCAAAAATCAATGGTAGAGTAAGAACTACAAGTGCAAATGTAGCTAATAATACTACTTGTACTATGACCGTCATTATTCGTGGTGTATAAGGGAAACCTTATATAACACCTTTTTTATATCTAATCAATGGCACGAAATGCTCGTAAATTAGTTACTGCTGATGGTGTAATAGTAAATAGAGCAGGTAAATTAAAATCTATAATACCAGCAACAACAGGAACAGGTAGCGTTATATTTTATAATGGTGCAAATAATTCTGCACCAGAAATATATAGACTTGTAGCAGGAACAGGAGTTCATGTTAATTTAGACCTAAATTTTACAAAACTTTATGCTGACGTTACAGGCACTCTAAGTCTTAATGTGCTTTACGAATAATTTAAATAACATTAACTCAAGGCTTATATATGGTTAGAACACCTACTTATTGCACAGTTACTAATATATCTGATTGGATTAGAATACCTATTAACCCTAATACTGATCCAAATACTTCAATGGTAGAAGAATATATAATGGATAATGAGGATAGAATTGACAGATTAACAGGTCATACATGGCTTTCAGAAAAACAAGTAACAGAGGAATTTAGTGTAAACAAATTATATGATTGGGGTAGAGGTATGCCTTTGTTTCCAAGAAAAAGAAATCTTAAAACATTTGATTCCACAAAAGGGGATAAGTTTGAGATTTGGGATGGCGGTCAATGGTCAGATCAAACACCTGTAAGTAATGGTGAAAATGAAGATCAAATTATATATTTTCAAGAAATTAAAGGTATAATATATTTGAGAGGATACCTGTTCACAATACTTAGAACTAATAGATTTAGAGTAACTTACAGATATGGGGGAGATAATGAGGGTATTAAAGACGTTGCAGAACCAATACCAAGAGATATTCAAAAAGCCTGTAAATTAATGACTTGTCTTGATATATTGTCAACTGATTTCCAAATGTCACAAATTGCTTATGGTGGGGAAGGTAATATTGATAAGCAGAAAGTAATGGACAGATGGCAAAAAGAAATTGATGAAATAATATGGAGTAGAAGCGAAATAATTTCTACATGGTGATATGGCAAATTTAGGAGCATTTTACAATGTAAACGAAGCAGAAATGGATAGACTAACAGATGATATTGCAAATGATTTATTATCACAAATACAATGGGGTTTAGAAAGTGCAGATGGACAAGTATCTGGTAATCCTCATGGTAAAATAAATTTTACAGGTGAACTATCTGATTCTTTTTCTGTTGAAGAAATAGAAGGTTTTAAATGCGTTGTAACTAATAATCCTTATTCTGGTTTTGTAGAATATGGAACACCTGCGGGAAATAATATTAATTTAAATATAGATGATTTAAGAGCATGGGTATTTCATAAATTAGGAATAACAGATGACGATGAAAATCTAAATGTTACATTTAAAATAGCAAAAAAAATTATGAAAGAAGGAATAAAACCAAGAAGATTTATTAAAAGAGCAATAAAAAGAATGACAGCAAATAACCCCCCTGTAAAAAGAAAACCTGTAGTAAAAAAATCAGCTTTAGGTAGAGCATTTAATAGAGTAATAAAGAAACTAAAAAAATTAAATAAAATGCAAAGAAGAATAATAAAGAAAATTAACAAAATACATAAAAAAGTGAGGAAATACAAGTAATGGCAGGAATAGCAGGACTTGATTTTGTAACAGATATTGTTTCATTACTTGGAAACAAATGGAAATCAAGCGGTGGAGTAAAACCTAAAATAGACAAACAATGGGAAATTAAGGCAGTAGGTGTAGGTAGTAGAGTATATGATCAGATCATAGTTAGTTTAGATTCTGAAAGTGCTGATATATTCAGTTTGCAATATACTGATAGTGCAGGTAATCCTACTTGGGATTGGCTCCATGATGTATCATTAACATTGGATATACGCACAAGTGTAAGTGAGGCTCGGGTATTACAATTAGTTGATGAAACCATGAGAATAATAAAAGAAAACGTGTTGTTAAATGTAAATAATAGAGAATATGTGCGTATATTGCCTAATGGTATAACATCAGTTAATGAAGAATATCGTAATTTATATAGATATACAATAAGCTGTGATGCCATGTATTTAAATCCTTAGATAATATTTAAATACAAAGAGCCTTTAAAAAGGATTGATCATGGTTCGAACAGGTGCTAATTCGTTTTTACAATGGGATTTTGATAATCCTGCTTCCGCATTTGGAACTCCCTATAGTAGTCCATCTTATAAGAAATTTGGCTTACAACAAAAAATAACAAGTTTTACTGTAAATAATACTAAAAAAACTCTTTCTGAATTAGCTAGTGTAAAACCAACTGATTATGCTTATGGTAAACAAAATGGTTCAATATCAGTAGATTTTGTGTTAAGTTCTCCGTGGGTTTTAGGGCTTTTATTTGGAGCTCCTGCTTCAGTAAGTAGTACAGGTTCAGCTGCCGCTACCCATACATATACTACAACTGCAAATGATAGTACAGTTAGAACTGCTACACTTCAAATGGGATTTCAAGGTCAAACTGCTAACTTAACTAGAACATTAAGTGGTTGTGCATTAAACTCATTATCAATTACTGCCGCAGTTGACGACATGGTAAACGCAAGTGCCGATTTTTCATACGCTAAAGAACAACAACCAACAGCAACATTTTCAGCTTCTAGTGCAACTGATTTAATGAATTTCCCATATACTTTTGCACATGGATTGTTTAAATGGAAAGGAAATACAGGTGATTCATTAACAACACAAACAGAAATTCAAAATATGGATATAACATTTACTCAAAATAGTGAACTATTGTTTGGAATGAATAGTCATTTCGCAGTTGATGCTTACAGGCAATTATTTGATATAACAGGTAAATTCCAAGTATCACTAAAAGATAGATCATTTATAGTTAATATAATGGAACAGATTAAAGCAGATTCAGGTACTACAAATGATACTAGATCTCATGCACAATTAGAATTATTCTTTACAAATAAAGGAACAGGTAATGGATTAAAAACAATTAAAGTTACCTGTGATGGTATTGGTATTGATTCACATTCTACAACAGGTCTTGAACCAAATGAGCCAGTATTTGAGGATATATCATGGCAAATTAAAAATGCAACAATAGTTGCTCAAACTGCAACTACAAACGCTGAGCCAAAAGGTTCCTAAACACATATATAGACCTAGAAATATCTATGTATCATGGTAGATACAGAAACTATAAAATTAAAATTTGATGGCAAAGATGCTGAATTTGAAATAAAAGAACATTTATCATTTGGAGATGTTGAGTCACTTATGGATAAATGTGCAACTGTTGATGAAGAAACAGGGCAACCAAAATTAAGTTTATCAAAATTCAGAATGGGTTTGCTTACAAAAGCATTGGTAAAAGCACCATTTAATATTAATGAACCTGTCATTAATAGTTTGAGTTATGATAACATAAAACCATTGATTCAGGTAGTATCAAGAAAATTCCCTTTTCAAGATTATTTGACGGATTGGATGGAAACGTATCTTGGTCAGGAAGCATTGAACGAAATAAATATAGCATCTACGGATTCTGTGCCTCAAACTTCGGATGGGATAAAGAAAAAGTCGACTCCCAAGAAATAGAATATATGAAGAAATTACTAGTAGCTGTAAGTGAAGACATGAAAAACTCTGGTAAACCACAGGGAATACCTATGGGAGATCAATATATACCTACAAGGAAAACTTAAATAACAACCGCTAATATATAAATTATTATGGCAGAACAGTATATTCTTAAAGTAAAGGTTGACGATACTGATATAAGAAAGCTGGAAAAACGCCTAGCAGGTATATTGACAGGTAAGGGAATTACTGGATCAGGTGGTTCAGGTTCAGGCAGTAACGGTGAATTAGGCAAAAATTTGGCAAAATTGGGAATAATTGCTACAGGTGTAGTTGGAATATTAGCATTAACTAAAAAACTTACAGGTATGCTTGTTGATTCTTCACCAATGCTAAGACAAATGTTAAAATTATTTAATTTCAGTATTATGCTTATATTTAGACCTATTGGGGATTTCATAGGTTTCCTATTAAGACCAATAATGGTAATGTTCCTTAGAAAGTTTATTGTACCGTGGTACTCAACAGCCATGCCAGTAATGACAAAAGTTGGAACATTTATAGGAGATTTCGTATCAAAATTAATGGGAGAAGATGGCATTGTAGGAATGGCAACTTCTCTTGGAGTTATCGCAACCGCAGTAGCTGGTGGTATTGGAATAACTGTAGCTAGTGCAAAAGTAGCAGGTGCAGTTTTGGCTAACTTTGTTAGTGCTGGTGGCAAAATGGCATCAACTCAAATAAGATCAGCATTTAAATTTCCAAAACCTGCATGGATAACTTCATTTCAATCTGCTATAAGTCGTTTTGTTAATATATTTAACCCAAAACCATCTCCTAGTAAAGCACCATTTCCGGGATCCGGTTGGACAGGTGGTTCAACTGCAAAAGTAACACAAGGAACCCCAGCAGGATTTAAAAAAACAGGTGCTATGGGTAATGTAGGTAAATTAGGCGGTCACGGTAGTACAACACCTAAATGGATTCAAAATATTCAAGCTAGGACAGGAACTTCAGCAGGTGCTAAACCACTACAAGGTAGAAATATAAGTGGATCATTAAAAATGCAACCCGGAAATTTGCTTAGAAATTTTGCTCAACAGCCTAGAGGCGGTAGCGGTGGATTAGCATTTGCATTAGCACCATTATTAGATCTTGTTCCCGGTATGCCTGAATTTAAAAATATGGTCGGTGATGCCATGCGTAGTACAGGGGGAATAGATGGTAGAGGATTAGATGAATGGATTAAAAGCATGGGTAACAATAATAAAAATACAACTGTAAATGTAAATATAGGCAGTATTCCTGATAAATCAACAGCTGATTATTTCTTAAACCAACTACAGGCGAGTACGTTCAAATAATGGTTACTGTCAAATTAGTCAAAGTAAAGGATACTTCTGATGATTCAGGTTCAGAACAACTAGGATATACAATAAAGAATTTTGAATCATTTAATATTAGTTTAAGAACACCAATTAGTCCAATGCCATTACCAGAAGAAAAATCTGGTGAAAACGTACTTGTAAAAATGGAAGGTAATACACAAGTAATTAATTTAGCATGGACACTTGTAGAATCTACTACTGATTTGAGTTTTGGTAATCAATCTGATGCTAATACTTTAATAAAAACTGTACCACAACAATTAGTTTATTTATCTGATGCTTTGGAAGGTAGTTCATTACAAGAAAAATTTAAGTTACAAATAAATTATAGTGAAGTTTCTGGTGGTAAAGATCTTATATTTTATGGATTTGTTACTGATATGTCATTTAGTCAAACAAGCACCGCACCCGTTACTTTTACAGCACAACTTAGTTTTCTTGTAGGTAATGTTATAACTACTTTAGATACTGATGTACCAGATGAGCCTATAAATATTAATTTAACAACACCTTCAGGTGGGGGTGGATCAGGAAGACTTACTGTAAGTTGGTCAGATCCAGTTTATAAAGGTGGATCTAATGCAATAACTAATTATGATTTAGAATTTGTAAATTCAACCAGCGGTCAAATTGAATATAAGAAATTTAGTCAATCTTCATCTCCGTTTACAACTCCAACTGGATCTGTAACTTCTAATACAAAATTTCAAGTTAGAATAAGGTCAAATAGTAATGAAGGTAATGGTGCATGGTCAAAGTTTTATCCAATAAGAGATCCTGATTCTAATACACCTGTTGGAGTTCTTTCCACAGCTACTTAGGTGATATATTATGGGAAAAGTAATGGCATTTATTGATACACTAAATAATTCGGGAGTGGTAACTAGACAACAAAAAGTTCCAGTTATTAGTTCAAAGGTAAAACGAGAAGGAAGAAGGGCAGTAGATACAGCAGAAATAGTTGTATCGGGTAATTTTCAAAGTGAACAAAATTATGATTTAAAATATATTCAGGACATTGTAGATGCAGATCATTTAAATTTTATAGCAAATTATCAACAAACTGCTAGAGATGAAGCAGGTTATGATATATGGGAACACGCTACAAATGGTAGTGTAAATTATCAGAAAGAAGGTAGTGGTAATAATATAAAATTTAGAAATAGATTTGTAGCAGATTTTAATGGAACAAGTAATTATATAGAATATACAAACCCTGTAACTGCACCATTACCTGTATCTGGTTCAACACCTAATGTAATAGATTTGTCAGGAGATTTTGATATATTTATTTGGTTTAAACAAATTTCTGGTCAATCTGCTGGTAGTGAACGTTGTTTGTTTAGCAAGTGGGATAATGGTGGATCTGGTAATGGATTAGAAATATTTTATAAAATAGGCGGTTTTATTAGTGGGGTTTCACAAGATGGAAATATTATAGTAAGAGTTAGAAATAATGGAACAACTGCTAGTGATATAACATATTCAAATCCAACTATAGGAGCTGTTCATGGTGGTTTTACAACTTGGACATTAGTTAGAGTTAAAAGAAACGCAGGTGTAATATCATTACAAGTTGCTGGAACAGGAACAAAAATTCCATTAACTCAGTTTGCAACAAGTAATAATTCAACTTCATTTGACAACACACAACCAATGAAATTTGGTGTTGACTATACTTCATCTGCCAAGTTTGCCAAATGTAGAATTGCACAAACTAGAATATATACAGGCGGTTGTTTGAGTGATACTGATGCAAATACAGTATTCGATGCAATACCACAATTCTTTACAACTAAAATAAGGGGTAGGGTTTGGAAAGTAGAAGACAAATTAAAAAATAAAATGTTACATCTTAGAGGAACAGGTAAATTCTTTCTTGAAACAGATGTTGATTCTAGAACTACATCTGAAGGTGGTATATGGAGTTCTTCTCAGGCATCTTGGGAACTATCCACAAGAACGGGAAATTTCTTTCAAAATCAAGTAGTAGAAAACATTATACATGACATGGTAAGAAGTGCAGATAATGATTTTAGAGTTCATACTGATTTAAGTATATCAAGTGAAACTATAGCCAAATTTGTTGCTTCAGGTAGATTAGTACAATTAATTCAATTATTAAATTTAATGGAGCAAAATAATGCTGATTTCTTTACATATCCACACAAGGTTCTAATTATAGAAGATCCGGCAAAAATACTTACAGGTCAAGAATTTGTTCATGGCGAAAAAGGAATTACCATAGATGCAGATAAAAAAGACAATGTAAGCATGATTAATGACATTACAATAATAGGTGCTAACCTACCTGCTCATTTTGTTGAACTACCACTTACTAGTTGGACAAATATAACTGGAACAACAAAGTCACTTACTCATAGACCTGTAGGTGCTACTAGAGTTACTAAAAATAATATTCAAATGATTGAGGTTGATTCAGATGCAAATACACCTATACCAGCTGATAACACTACTACCAATACATACTATTATAAAATGGATGTAGAAAACAAAACAATAACTTTTGGAACTGCATTAGTATCTAGTGATCAAATTATTATTGAATATGATCGTGAACCTGCCAACATGATTTCAAGAAAGAAAGATAATGCTTCTAAATCTCAATATGGTGTATTTGCAAAAATATTAAACGTGCCACAAATCAGAACTACTAGTTTATCAGGAAGTTCAAAAGGATTGGATTGGTTAGGTGAAAGAATAATATCAAAAAATAAAGATGTAGAAAAAAGTTATACAGTTAGAGTTCCAACTTTATTAAACGGAATAAGAGAAGGAATTGGCATATATATCGCAAACCCATTAAAAAGATATAATTTTACTACTAGAACATTATATGATGAAAAGGGAGATGCAGTATCAGGAACAACTGCAAAATTACCAATAAAGGCAATAGAGTGGAGATACCCTGAAGCAGTAACAATAATGAAAGTAGGACAATGGGAATTTGACTATTATGAACTACTCAAACAATCAGAAAATACTTTGGACAGCGTAGGATCAACCACTACAAAAGATAAGTTTAACTAGGTTTTTTTATCAAACTTTTTCTAAATTTAGCCCATTCAATCATGTTTGGAACTCTAAGGTTTTCCTCTATTTGTCTAAGATAATTATTAGTTACTTTTAATTCATCAGTTATTACACGAAGTTCTTTTAATATATCTTGAAACATATAAATAGTTGATCCTCTACTAATAAATAAATGTTTAGCCATGTGAAACATAAAATTAATAGACCATTTGTAGAAACAGCACACACAGAAGAAGGTCATTTTTATAAAACAGAATCAGGTAAAACTTATCCAAGCATAACTACGGTATTAAAAGTATTAGACACTAAAGAATGGTATCCGTTTTGGGTGGCTAAAGTTGCAAGAGATGAGGAAATAACAGAGGCACAAGCAGAAATCAGGTGCAAGGAAATTGGGGGAAACAGTATGGAAATGGGAAACATAGTTCACAAACTTGCAGAAGAATATCTAAGTAATGCAACTGTAAATGAGCCAAGTTTTAAGATAGAAGAAATAGATCCAATGGATTTGTTTGTACCATTGTCATTACATTTAATGGAACACGTTGATAATGTTCATGGGTTAGAAGTTCCAATATATAGTGATGATCTACAACTTGCAGGAACAGCGGATTGTGTAGGAGAATATGATGGAGTATTAAGCATAATTGATTTTAAGAATAGTAGAAAACCAAAGACAAAATCACAATGCAAAAGCAAGGATTACTTTATACAACTATGTGCATACAGTAAGATGTGGGAGTTCTGCACAGGTCAAAAGATAGAACAGGGTGTTATATTGGTTATATCATGGGATGGAAAAGTCAAACCGTTTAAAGTAAACCTATCTGAATATGAAGCAGATCTTTATACTAAACTTGTGTTAGTGGAACAAAAACAAGCCTTAAATAGTATTTAAAAAAGTATATATATGGTCAAACTAATCGAGAAAAAAGACGAGAAGACAGGGGAAAAAGAGTTAGTTATTGATAAAAGAACATTACCAAAAAAAGTACCTGCTAATGTCAAGAATTTAAATTATGCTAGAAACCTACCACCAGAGTGTAACGGTTGCCCTTATAGACCACAAGAGTTAGGCGGTAATGGTATATGTACTAAATTTCAAGCAGATTCTTTATGTGTAATTAGAAAAGATATTGCAAAGTTAATTGATGACACAGGGGGTAGAACACTTGATTTGATGGAAGCAGAGTTTCATAATAATTTTGAAAAACTTGTATTCTTTGAAAGTATGGAAGACCAAACAAGTGAACTTAATCCTGAAGTTACCAAGCGTATAAACTCACTTACAAATTTGGGTAAGGTAATTAATGAGATTAAAACAAAAAGAGAAACTGTTGAAATTACACAAACAGAATCATTAAGTGATAACCAAAAACATGAGATAGCCAAGACAGTTAAACTAAGTAGGGAACTACTAGATGAGTCTTAGAAAGTTACCCCCTGTAGAATACATAAATGATCCCGTAGAGTATGCAAAGACTCTTGTAAAGTCATTTAAGAACTGTTCATACTTTGTAGAAAAATTTTTAGGATTTGATGTGTTTGATTATAACAAGGCTTTCCTTGATTGCTATGACAGGTTCGTTGTATATAGAACAGGAAGACAGGTCGGCAAGTCTACTAATGCCGCTTTAAAGGCAATACACTTTGCTTTCTTTGCACCGTTGTTTGCAAGTAACATAGACACGGGTGTTGCTAACGTTGTAATTGCTTCACTATCTAAAGATCAGGCACATTTGATTTTATCCAAGATTAGTGAATTTATACACATGAGTCCTACACTTAGTAAGAAAGTATCAAAAGAAATCAAGACAGAAATTACTATTGAATGGTATGACGGAACAGGAAAGACTAATTTTATTGTAAGACCAATAGGTGATACAGGTGATTCACTTAGAGGATTTACAGTACACTATGCAATACTGGATGAGGCAGCTTATATTCCTCAAGTGGTATTTGATGCATTTTTACCAAGTACGGTTACAACTAAACCACATATATTATTAACAAGCACACCAAAGGGAAAGTCAGGTCAGTTTTTCAAATCATGTATGGACTCTCATATATTATATGAACATGGAAAACCAAATCCAATAGAAGGACATGAAGACAAAGAAAAATATCCGTGGACACAATTCCATGTAACTACCTTTGACAACCCCCTTGCGGCTAGTGATCCACAGGTTCTTAAACTGATTAGAGGTACTACTAAAGCTGCTGAACGACAGGAAATATATGGGGAATTTCTTGATGGTGGAAATAGTCTTATACCTTATAACCTGTTACAAGAAGCACTTACTCCTATTGAAAGACCAAAGTTTGAGTATTATGATGCGGGGGTGGATACAAGTGGAAAAGGTGCAGATGAAACTGTAATCACGATTGCGGGTATAAGAGATGGTGTTATATACCCTGTAGAAATATATACTGAACTGACTACAGAACAACCAAAACTTGCCAAAAAGATTTCAGAATATAATCGTATATATGGACTAAGAAGAATATATATCGATGAAACAGGAATGGGCGACACATTAATGGACTTGTGTAAAGAGGTAGATCCTGACATGAACTTGTATGGAATCAATTTTAAATCAGATAAAACCAACTTATATATCAATTTAGAACGTTTGTTTGAGGAAATAAACCCAAAAGGCTCGGGAAGATTAATTAATCTTTCATTATTAGAAGACTATAGTAGAGATAAACTAGTAGAACAGTTGTCATATATGTATTGGGATCATGGTAAGTTTAAGGATCAACAACCCAAAGTTCGTAGTGAACACGCTGACGACTATAGTGATAGTCTTGCATTAGTAGTATTTGGTCAACAAAAGGTTGATTTTATTCAAGATATACCTGATCTTTGGAGTCCAGAAAGCACAGGTGAGTATATTGGGTGGTAGAATCTAAAACTTTAAATACCTACTATATATAATTTAAATATGCCATCTAAACCTGATAAAGCTGATAGTGATAAAGATGCTGAGGAATGGATTACTATAGGCGGTAAGAAAATGCGTATAGATGCAGGGGAAGATAAAGAAGATATAACGAGAGAACCTATGCCTAGTGCAAGGGGAGAAAAACAGGCTAATACAAAAGAAGCACAAAAAGTATATAAAAAGAGGCTTAATTTAATTAAATCAATATTTAAACCAAGAGATGAGGTAGTTTTTGCAGAATATAACAAGTCCGGAATTGTAGCAGGACTAAATGGAGAAAAATTGAATATAATGTCAGAAGGCAGAATGTATCCAGTTCACAAAAATAATGTCTTTAAAAAATCAGAACTTTTAGGCGATAGACATTGGGATACAATGACCAATGTAGACAGAGTACAAATTTTAAAATCTTTTAACTTACCAACATTTTACAACAAGCAAAATTGGGGAAACCTTTCTATGGAAATACGAGAAGCACTATTAAAAAATGCAAGTCCAGCTGGAACAACCACAAGTGATGCTGGTATTCATAATCCAATATATAATCCTGTCAATGAAGAAAAATCAGTTTCAAATACAATAGATGACGAAATTAAAAGACAAGAAAATAGTCCTAACCATGAAGATTATGAAGATGGAAAATCTAAGAAAAAAGAATCTGTAGATTAGAATGAAAAAGCGTGACAAAGTTTTACGTTGTAAATGTCCATGTAATAGAGAGTTACCTTCAAGATATAAAGGAAGACAAAAAATATTTTATGACTCCCCCGTATGCAGAAAAATTTGGCACAGTTTTACTAAAGAAGAACAANAAGCACGTTTAAAAGAAATGGAAGAAGCAACTTCATAAAAAAAAGGANTTATCCTTTAGTTGCGTATGTNCTTTTTGGTTCACAATTAATTGNATGATTTGCTTCGTATTCTNTTAATATTCTTTCTAGAACAACTGCATCACTTTCATATCCTTTTCTTTTTTGATCAGGTTGTGCATACTTACGCAATCTCAATTTTTGTGATTTTAATATACTAATAGGTGTTGTAATTCTATTAGGATTTGCTGGTCTTGCCATAGTAAAATAATTAAATTTAATGACATATATAAGTCTTTGTTTAGAGTAAACATTTATATTATAGTTTATTAATTATATCACTATGTCGGATTTCAACAAATTTGGACAAAAATCAGGAGATTCCATAAATCTATCTGAAATCGGTGATAAAGTATTCACCATACTCGCAGTTGAAGATTCACCATATACAAAAGATGGCGAAGAAACTCCGGGAGTAAAGATTTCAACATCTGAAGAATGGGAAAAGGAAGATGGTACAAAAGTATCTAAAATCCATACAACCAGAAGGGCAATAGTAAGTAAGCTCGTAGATGAAGATTTAAGGAAAGCACTTGAAAACGGTGAAACGTTTAAAGTGAAATGTCCTGCGGAAAAGGTCAAATCCAAAAAAGGTGGTATGCCCTATTTCGATCTCGTAGCTGCTGATTAAGCACTACTACCCTTCTTTTTTATTACCATACATTTATATTATCGATTAGTAAATCTATTACATGACCAATGAAGTAATGGTTGACATAATGAGAAATCTGAAAACAGAATGGATAATTCTTAAAGACGAGAGCAAACCAAAAATTGATAGAAGACAATCATGCAAACAGATTATAAAACTATCAGAAAAGGCAAAAGAACTAGATCCTAAGTTTGAAATGATTGACATGAACAATACTCAATATGCAGATTTTGTACCTAGTACATATAAAGTCGCAAGTAATGTAAATTGGGGAGATGAAGTTAAGCCTACTGAAGCAGAACAAAGAGCTTTAGATAAATTAAAAAGGTTAGAAGCAATAGCAGTTCAAGAAATCAAAATCAAACTACCCAAAGAACCAGATGACTCACAAAAATTTGGAATGATTGTATCTGCTTATACAGATAAACTCATAAGAATTTACACATTCCAAAATTCCTAATTTTTCCTAAAGTTTATATTTAACTAAATATTTTAATAACAGTACATGATAAGTAAAAAAGTTACAATTAATTTAGATAAAAAAGATGATATATTTCATTTAGAACCGTTGTCGGATATTCATGTTGGACACATGGGATTTGACAAAGAACTTTATAAAAAAAGAATACGAGCAATTACCAATAGTGGTAATAGATATACATTATTTCTAGGTGATCAGTTTGATGCAATCACTACTTATGATAAACGATTTAATCCTGATATGAGTTTAATTCACGATGTAGATAACCAAAGGGAATTGTGGCAAAAATTGTCAAATCCATTATTAAAAGAACATTTATCAAGACTAACACCTTATGATGGTCAAGAAGAAGTTTGGGATGAACAAGCAAAAAAATCAGTTTTTGAACCAAAGAAAATGTGGAAAATTAAAAAAGGAATGAATGAAAAAGTTTGGGGTTTACTTCACGGAAACCATGAGTATAATATAAAAGAAGCAACAAGGGCATATCTGGAAAATACAATGTGTACTCCTAACGGACTTACGTTTTTGGGAAGCAGGGCAGTTATAGGATTAGAAGTAAGACATAATGGTAAGATTTTAAAACAATGGTTAATTTCTGCAATTCATGGAAGTGGCGGTGGAAAACCAGAACCACAAATGGAAAAACAACGTAGAAATCATTACATGGATGTATTTATTTCCGGTCACTTGCACCAGAAAAGATACACGCCAACAGGTGCAATAGGATTTGATTTTAAGAAAGGACTTGCAACAAAGATAGGGGTACATTCCATAAATGCGGGAACTTTTTGTGATGCACTAATAGAAGGAAAAGATGGATATATGGACAGAAAAGCAGAAGCAGAACATACAATGTTAGGAACTGCAACATTAACTTTCAACGCAGAACAGGACAAAATAACAGGTCACGTTTAATTGGCTGATATAATTAAGAATGATCCAAGAGTGATTAATGACTTTTCTGTAAGAGGAAAGGAAACCCCATTACAAAACAAAATAAGACAGTTTGTTATAGAAAATCCCAACTGCACAGTAGCCGATATATGCAAGGGTATGAACTGGAAAGATGATTCCCATGTTAGGAGAGCAATAAGAAAAATGATTGAAGGTCATAAAATCATACAAAGATTTAATATAGTCTAATATTATAGAATAATAGTGAAGTTTCCTCAAAATATATCACAACAGGCACAAATTTGGTTCAATAGATCTTTTGTATATTTTCATTTATGTGAAAATGCAGGTAAGTTTTGTGGGGAATTTAACTGGATAAGAAAAGAACTAGGACTAATAAAAAGACCTAAATTAAAGCCTAAACAGGATAATATTTAAATACTAATAAATTGTTAGACTTAACATGGCAATAGCAGCTTCTGATATTAAACTTAGAATTTCTGGTTCAAGTGCTTCAGCAACAGATCCAAACGGTTCTTATGGCGGTGCTATGAGTACAGTATCAGGCGGTATAATTACTACTAATGTTCTTAATAACGACATGGATGATATTACTTCAGCAGAAGCCTCATCTGGTATCACTATATATCACAATTATTACTATAAAAATGAACACGGTTCACTTACATATATTTCTCCTAAATTTTACATTGACACACAAACCAACTCTGGTGATACCAGCGTTGCTATGGCTCTAGTAGCAGAAGCAAAAAATGTTGCAACAACTAGATTAGCAAATGAAACAACAGCACCTTCTGGAATTACTTTTTCAACCCCTGCAAACTATGCAGGTGGAATTGCAATCGGTAGTCTAAATGCAGGAGATTACAGAGGAATTTGGGTAAAATATATTGTAGGTTCAAGTGCTTCAGCAGTATTGGACTCATACACATTAGGAATACAAGGAGATAGTAACCCATAGTCATGCCTTCTTTTACTAAAGATACTTCAAAAGATGTACTTAAAAAACAAGCAGAAGAAGATGTTGCTAGAATTAAAAAGACAACACAATATGATGGCGATGGTAGAGAATATACTTGGAATGAAGATATTGGATTCTTTGAAAGTGAAGAAGATGATGCTGGTAAAAAATGGGTAAAAGGAATTGACTCAAGTGTTCCGGGCTTTTGGCACAACTGTCCAGAAGTAGTAGGAGCAAATAGCAAGGGATACGATATTGTGTGTGCAACACCACATTTCGTTTTCATATATCAAGATGGTGAGAAACTAACTTGCAGAAAATGTAATAAAGAAAGCACCATAAAAATCGTATTACCAGAGGAGTAACATATAATGACCTTCGGGGGTAATTATTAATGACAGATTTAACAGCACTAACAGAAATTACAGCACCAACAACAGATGACTTAGTATATGTTGTAGATGCACCAACAGGAGCAAAGAATCCTAGAAAGTGTAGTATTGCAAATTTTCACGCAGTTAATGATGCAAGAACAAAGACTTTAACAAATACAACCATAGATGCTGACGGTACAGGTAACTCTATTACTAACATTGATAACGCAAATATTAAGGCAAATGCAGGTATAGTTTTATCTAAATTAGCAGTAGATCCATTGGCAAGAGCAAACCATACAGGAACTCAAGTACATACAACAATTTCAGATTTTGATACAGGTGTTCAAGCAAACAGATTAGACCAAATGGCAGCTCCAACAGGTGCAGTTGCATTAAATTCACAAAAAATTACAGGTTTGGCAAACGGTGTAGCCTCTACAGATGCCGCAACAAAAGGTCAGTTAGATACAGCAGTAGCATCAAATATTACACTTAAAGGTTCTTATAATGCAAATACAAATAGTCCAAACTTGGATAGTAGCCCATCAGCAGGTACTATAGATCAAGGGGATCATTACGTTGTATCTGTAGCAGGAACATTTTATACAGAATCAGTACAAGAAGGAGATAGTCTTATTTCAGAAGTTGATAATCCATCAGCACTAACAGATTGGATTATAACCAACAATAATTTAGTTACACCTATTACTGATGCACAAGTGGCTACAGGTGCAAATATTGCACAATCTAAAATTGCAAGTTTAACAACTGACTTATCTGCTAAAGCACCATTAGTAAGTCCAGCTTTTACAACACCAAATTTGGGAACACCATCAGCAGGTACATTAACATCATGTACTGGATTACCATTAACA